CTGTCATTAAAGGTTTTAATATAATCTTTAATGTTTTTTACATCTTCCCAAGAAGTTGTAAAAATTCCCTCTGGTAGAAAATGGTGTTGATATACATTTTCATCTTCTGTAGCGGGAACTAAATTTAATGTAGGTTTTTTCATTATGCCACTCCTTGTTCTATTTCTATTATTTCTTGTTCGTGGGTAGTTTGGTCAATTACATTTTTTTCATCATACCAATCTAAAACCATTTCTTTGGCTTGTTTTTTATTGTTTGCAATAACTTTAATTTCTTTAGTCGTATGCTCATCTAAAGTTATGTAAAAAGTTTTTGTCATTATGCCACCTCCGATATATCTACTTGGCAATCATCGCCATACTCAGTTCCTTTAAAAGAAACTTTATAATCATCGCCCTCATAGGTATTAGGTTTATCTAAACTTACATTAGATATACAATCGTTTATTTCATCTTCCTCAAGTTTGACATCACTCTCAATAAAAAAGTGTCGTGTGTCTTGTGAGTATTCATATACTTGGTATTTGTATTTCTTAATCATTATTTAACTCCTACAATGTTAAATTCATATCTTTTAAAATCATCTTTGGAATTAAAGAAAGGCGAATTCTCTATAAGAAAAGTTTTTGCACTTTCAATGTCATAAACGAAAGGTACATTTGATAAGTCAAACTTACTTCCGTTTATTTTGTCTACTACTTCTATTATCATTTTTACTCCTTTGTTTGTTTGTGTGAGTATTACTGAAATTCAGTCAAAGACCTTGTCATTTATTTCTAAATGTATTTCTCAACGCAACACTCACGAATTGACAAATCGCATTATTTGACAAATTTGTCAAACATTAAAATAACATTATTTTTCACTATTTAGTTGTATAAAAGTCTTATTTAAAAGGCCGTATATGCTTAAGTTAAGGTCTTGATGAGGTGTAGTACCCCCTAAAATAAGGGGGTACAAAGGTTTAATTATCTTCTTTGATTATGTAATCTTCTGGATACATTACAATATTGTAATCTAGCTTTTTTAATAAATATTCTCTCAAAGCTATTTCGCATTGTAATCTAGCACCTAGTTTATTTGTGCCATATCCAAAAACTCTCGGTATGCCGTCTTTGTCTAATGCTTTATAATGATATTCAATAGGCTCTTGCTTGGCGTTCTTACTAACTGCATTGCCAAAGTTTTTAACACTATCTAAAATATGAAATGGGTTTTTCATTTTTTTCCTTTCCATACTTGTAAGTTTAGTTCAAAGCCATTGTCTTGGCCTTTCCAATCAAAAGCCCAATTCTTTTTATAAAGAGCTTTCAAAAGTTTAACTAACTTTTGTTCTTCTTGTTTTTTCATTTTTCCTCCTTTTGTTACGATAGTCATTATTAACTATCTCAATGCCCAAATTATTGGGCATTGGGTTAGCTAAACTATTCTTTAGAGGTGTTATCCTCAAAATTATAACTAAAGGTATGAAAAGTATAAACTGCTTTATACATTTCATTTTTTTCGTCCCACTTTAAAACTTGAACGAAATAACCTATTTTATCTTTGCTTACATTATACTTTTGCACTTGTACCATTTCTTCTGTTTCCAAGTGCTTAGTATCTTCTGTTAAAGCATATCTAGGCATTTTTACTCCTATCTTTTTTTGTTTGTTAATAATAAACTTTTAATTTATTATTAATTATTAGTATACTTGACAAATGTGGCAAAATTGTGTTCTTTTTAAAATATATTTGATGTCGTTTAGTAGGTGTTGATAGCTTAAACACTATTAGTAGGTTGCAAAAAAGTCACATATTGTTGCATAAATACACACAATTTAAGGTTGTACAATTATAGGTTGTATCGCGTTTTTGTTGTACAAGTATAGGTTGCGTGTCAAATAACTTAAAAAAATTATTTCTTGACACTTTTTGTAAAAAATACTAATATTTGAGAGTAAAAATCATTAAACATTTTTACGTCCTTTCTTTTGCTAGGGGTAGTTTATTCTGCCCCTAGTTTAAAAATTCATAACAAGTCGGTTTTAGTGAGTAGGCACGTGTTCCGTGTTTCGTGTCGTTTGGGTAGGGTGTCAATAATGGCGTAAAACGCTACACGGCTCACGGCTAACGGACAAAGTGTTGATTTATATAGGTTTTTGGAACTAGGAACTTTCGGAAAAAATAAGTGAGTAATGACGCCAATTTTCCCAGAAATAGCCCACTAAGGTAGTTGTATACAAAAAAAAAATAAAAAAAGTAGTTTGGTTTTAGGTCAAAAACTAGGAAAAATTGACAAATATGCCAAATAAGTTATATAAATCAATAAGTTAAGTCTTCCCAGTTTTTTCCCAGTTATTGACAACTCTGGGAAAATGTTAATATAATCAACACTTATTTTTTCCCAGTTATTGACAACTCTGGGAAAACATAGCAATAGCAATAGTTTTTTAACAATTAGTAATCATATGTATACTAAACGGAAACACTTGTATAGAAAATAAATTTTTAAATAAATATTTGTATATAGATTACCTTAGAGAAAACAGTTAAAATGGTTTATGCCCTCTAAGAAAAACACTTTAAAAACAATTACTGATTTAACTCCGAAACAACGTAAATTTGTTGATGTACTTGTTGCAAATTGGGGTAGTATAACAAAAGCTGACGCGTGTATCGAGGCGGGCTATTCAACAAAAGACGGCGGAAAACCATACGAAACTGCAAGCAAATTAACAAACCCAGAATTAAATCCGCACGTTGTAAGATATTTAGAAAAAAGATTATCTCAAGAATTACAAAAATATGAAAAAGATAAATTACGTTCATTCAAAGTTTTTGAGCGATTAAGAAATAAAGCCGAAGACAAAAATCAATTTAATTCTGCTGTCCAATCTGAATTCCGTATGGGTCAATTATCTGGTTTTTATGTTGATAAAAAAGAAATTTCACACGTAGGCTTAGAAGGTATGTCACGAGAGCAACTTGAAAAAAGATTATCTGAATTAGAAAACAAATTAGATGAAAACAAGTCGATTATTGACATTACAGCTGAAACAGAAGTTATTAAATAGTTCTTGGGAAAACTTTATTGACGCTTTCAACAAAGTTCACAACAGCCATTTAAACGCTAAGTTAGGAATAGTTGCAATTAAAATTTATGAAAAAAAGAAAACTAACGATAAATAAAAAAGCAAAAAAAGAAATAGAAAAATATCCATTAGTTGAAATAAAATGGCTCGATATAACTAGTGATAGCGCGTGGCAAGGTATCGATGATTTAAACAACGCCAAACTACCCATTTGTACAACTAAGGGGCACTTATTAACACAAACAAAGGGTATTACGCGAGTATTTGGTGACTACGCCCTTAAAGACGAAAAAACGGGCGTAATTGATGAAATTGCCAACACAACACTAATTCCTAATTCCGTTATAATTGATATTAAAAAGATTTAAGCAACTAACATAATATCTATTATTCTGTCCTTATCTAAGTGTATCTCAATACCACAATCGCTAACTAATAAATTATCGCAATCTTTAGTTAATGGTTTATCAATATTGCATTTATAACTCAAAACCTTGTTAACTTGTCTTAAAAATTCTGGTTTTTTGTTATGGTCACAAGCATATTCAATAGGCAATAACTCGAGATTGTCATTTATTTTTTTAAAATAATTTTTACTGCATTCAACCTCTTTATTTTGCCACGCTATCGTTCTACATTGGTCTATTAAATTAAATAGCCACTCCTCGTTTAAATAGTTTTTTATTGACGTATGCGTAGCCATATTAAAACCCTCTTTTGTTTATTTTAATTAGTTCACTAGGCCTATAAACTAATAAATTATCTGGATAATTATATTCCGAGTGAATATCTTTTATAGTTATTTCATTAGTATCGTAATGTAATGAAACAACCTTACCGACTATATCTTGATTAATATGTTTAACTTTGTTGCCAATTTCAAAATCTTTTATAGTCATTTCTTACCTATTCTTTTAACTTGTTTAGGTAAATATTGCGGGATAACTACGTTGTAATTGCTAGGCACGTGATTATTGACCCCCGCGCCATTAGTGTAATTATCTGCTAAAAACTCAACCGTTTTTGCGATACTTATAGGCACGCCAAAAACCCTTTGCGACAAATCAAATAACTTAGAATAGGTATCTAATTTTAAAGATATATTCTTATATCCGCGCACGTTTTCCATTATGTTTATTTTTTTAGTTTTCATTTTAATTTACTCCTTTGTCATTGTTTATTAAATTTATAATAAAAAGTACCTTTTAATTGCTCCGCAATTTCAAAAACATATTTTGAAAAATTGCTACGCTTTCCGATATAATTTGAAACCCAGAAAATTTGCCCTAGATTATCAATTTCATACTTATCATTTAATATCCAACATCTATTTATTGGATTATAAGTTAAAGATTTTATTTTTTTATTTTTAATCATTTTTTAAACTCCATTTTTTTATTTTTTTATTAAATATTAATTTTGCGCCTATTAATTTTTTAATAAGTTTAAAATTTTTATTAAGTAAAGTAATATCTGATTTTTGCCACGCGTCATCATATATTTTTTTATCAGTCATATTAACTATTAAAGCGTCTCTATAAACGTCTAAAAAATATAACAAATCTATTTTTTGTTTTTCAGTTAATTTAATCATTTTAATTTACTCCTCTATTGTTAACTATTATTTTATTGCCAACTTTTTTTATGTTTTCTGCTATTAAATGCAACTTAAATATAAGACTTTCATAACGTTCAATATTTAAACCTATTTCATTTTTTTCTAATTCTTTAGGCTCAACTATTTCATACCACTCGTTTAAAGCGTCTATTAAGTTAAGAGCGTCATTTTTTGTTATCATTTTTTTATGTCCTCTTTTTAATTAATAACCGTAAATCCGCTATTGTCTTTTTTTGCGCGTCCCTTAGCTAGTAAACCGATTATTGTTTTTTTCGGGTCAAGAAAACGTAAATCGCTTTCATCTCCCGTCACAACGCGTCTACCTAAATATTTTTTAGGTAGTTTATTAAAAACAACTGCAATATTATTATCAGTTGCTATTAATTCTTTAATTTCGTTTTCGTTGCTTTCACTTCTCGAAAACGTAAGACTGTAATTTTTTGGCAATACTTGATTAAAACGATTTAATATTTTTGTATAATCATAAAATGGAACGTTTGGAAATAATTCCATTAAATTTTTATTATCTTTAACTTTGTATCGTTCAAACGGTAAATCGCTAGTCCCGTTTAATCTTACGGCAAGTTTTAAATTTTTACTTTTCGCAAGTTTTTTATATGTTGTTATTTCTTTAAATAAATGCTCTAAAAATTTTTGGCGGTCTTTTAAAAAGTATAACGTTTTATTAATTCGTGCCCTTTGAACACAATTCATCTGACCGCGTCCCGCCGTATTTAAACACGCGAGCGCGCAACCTTGTGACGCTTTCGGGCAAACGTTATACCCGCTTAAATTATACGGCGCTAAATGTAATATGGCCGTGAGATATCCGAATTTAACTGACTTTTGCATTTTAAAGTTATTAAAACTTAATAACTTTTTTTGTGTTTTATATTCCATTCTATACCGTCCTTTTTTTGTGCGAAATTATATTAATTTATATTGTTGTCAATAATATTTTAAAGCGGGTTTTTACGCCCGCTTTATAGTGTGATATTTAAGCAACTTTTCTTAATTGCTCGGGATATTCTTTTAGCTTGCCTTTATTTAGCAAAAATTCGCTTGCTCGGTATGATTGCGAAAGCGCGCTAATTAGAAATTTATTATCGTTTTCTAATGCGGATATCCAACTTTTAAGATAAGCCAAATTATTCGCGTTTATTGTTTTTTGTATGTTAAAACGTTGTGACAATAAAACCGCGCCAATTTCGGCTATTAATTCCTCGTGCGCATATTCCAACCGTGCATTGTCTTTAAAGCGTTTTTTGTTTTTTTCAAATCGCGCTAGTCGGTTTTTTGCGCCCGACCAATGTATCAACTCGTGAAATAATACCGAGTAATAATTGCCCGTTGCGCTATTATCTGGCGTGTCGGTAAACGTTGCTTTGTCACTCATTACAATCTCATCACTTGTTAAATTGTAATAACAACGGCCGTCTATTGAGTGTTTTAACTCTAAGCCACGAATAGAATTAACAAAGTTTTCTATTTCTTGATTTGTAATAACTTTGTTTTCTGGCGTATCGCTAGGCACGTGATAAGTTGAGTTTTTTAGGTCAACTTGCGCCACGTTATAAACGTAAGATACTTTTAAAAAAGCGAATTGTTTTTGCTCTTTTTCTGTATCGTTCTTTTTAAACGTGCTGTAGTAAAATATCGCGCGTCCGTTTTTTTCTTGACCGTCAAGAATAGTCGCGCCAACACTTAACCACGCTTTTTTTGTACACCATAAATTAGATTTAAAATCTAATGCACGTTTTTGGATATTTAAAGCCCAGAAATTAACGCCATTATATTCTTTAAGCGTTAACGCGTTCTTAGGATATCCATAGCCAGAAAACGATTTAAAATATTTTAAACCGTCTTTTTTTAAACCGTTAACTATTTCTTGTTGTAAGATAGTTAACGCGTCTTTAGTGTATTTACTAAACATATTACATCCTCTTTTTAGTTGTTAGTTTTATGATAGTTTTAGCTATCCGATACCCGTATCAATACGGGTATCAGTTAACTAAATATTTACGCTGTTTTTAATTTTTCTCTATAATTTTTATAGTTTTCTAAATATTCAAAAAAATACGCGTCCGCGATTTGATAATAATTAACCGAACGAATTGACGCGCTTAGCACGTCCGAATAAAAACCGTTCGGCAATTCTGGCGCATTGTTTTCGGCGTATAATTCCAAAAATTCTCTAATATAATGGATAGCCTCGGAATTTTTTGCAAATTGCTTGTAGGCGTGCTTTACAGCATTTAAAACCATTTCTTGAGTTTTTTGGTCATTATCTAACCATAACTTGAAATTCCAAGTATCATAATTAGACCAACCGTTATAACTTTCACTTGTGTTTTTTGGCGTCATTTTCATTTTACGTCCTTTGTTAGTTGTTAGTATTACGATAGTTTTAGCTATCCCATACCCGTACTAATACGGGTATTAGTTAACTAAATATTTAAATATAATCGCAATGGCCGTAGTCATAACCTAACCACACGTAAACCTCGCGCTTAACATATTCGTTCTTATTGCCTAAATCGATTATAAAACTTTTTAAATGCATTAAATCGGTAAGTCCGTGAAGTTTTAATATAATCATCGCTCTTTTTTTTGTTATTACTTCATTTACATTTACAGTCATTTTTTTACGTCCTTTTTTAGTTGTTAATAGTATTTGTCAATTTAACTATTATATATTAGTTGTCAATAATTATTTATTAACCTTTTACGTGTGTTATTAACTTGTATAATTCGCGTATAAGTTGTATTATAAAACGTGAGTAAAAAGCCCGAAAACGTTTTCATTAAAAGAGTTAAAAACGTTAATAAAAACTATTACTTTCAATCAATTGAAACATATACAACGCTAGGTTGTGCTGACTGTTTTTGTATCGTAAACGGTCGAGCCTATTGGCTGGAATTTAAGCTGACAACAGCTAATAACTTAGGGCTTAGTAAGTATCAAATTGCTTGGCAATTAAAACTAATAAAGCACGGCGGGCACGTATTTAACTTGATTAAGGTAGGCAAGCAAGGCGGGCTCAAAACTTATAAGGTCGAGCCGTTAGGCGTTAGGCTTTTAGCTAGCGCACCAGATACCGCGCAAGGTATCGAGTACCTACTGAACGACTTAGCAACGCGCGTTGTGTGATGTTGTGTGACATTGTGTGAACGTGGCGTATTACTTCCGATAACTATACTTATCACTTACAATAACTTCACGCATACCCACGCAATAACATAGAGGCGCGAGGCGTTAGGCACGGCTCTATGTCCTAAGGGTCATTACTCGATAGGCCTTACTCTTTTTAATATATTCGCAAAACACCCCGTATTTAGTATTTTAAGTAATGCTCGGCCAGATGAGCTTGAGCAGGATTCATAAACGTAGTAAGGTAAGAATTAGCACGGTATAATCAAAAGGGACCCCATGGAAAAAGAATTCTTAACAACTGAACAACTACGAGAAGAAGTAGAAAAGAAATGGATAAAACACATACAACTGTGCCAAGATAATTTTTTATATTTTGTACAAGAGGTCTGGCCCGATATTATCATGCGTAAAGAGAAGGACCCTAAAAAGTGGGGCCATCACCAAATCATGTCTAAAGAGTTTACTAATATAGCTAGCCAGAAAAAAGGGCGCCTTATTGTTAATATGCCTCCCCGACATACAAAATCAGAATTTGCTTCCGTATTCTTTCCTGCGTGGATGATGGGTAAGTTTCCAAAATTAAAATTAATGCAAGTAACCCACAATGCTGAACTGTCAGCAAGGTTCGGAGCGAAGATCCGTAACTTGATTGATTCAAAAGAATACAAACAAATATTTGGGGACGTTAAATTACGAGAAGATTCTAAAGCTAAAGGTAGATGGGAAACTAATCATGGTGGTGAATACTTTGCTGCGGGGGTCGGTGGAGCAATCACAGGACGAGGTGCCGATCTATTAATTATAGACGACCCACATACAGAACAAGATTCATTATCTAAGAAAGCAATGGAGCGTACCTATGAGTGGTATGCATCAGGACCCAGACAACGTTTGCAACCTGGTGGATCTATAGTTCTTGTTATGACAAGATGGGCCGAGAACGATTTAACAGGGATGTTGATAAAAGGACAAAAAGAAAATAAAGCAGACAAGTGGAAACTAATATCTTTTCCTGCAATATTAGATTCAGGTAAACCTTTGTGGCCAGAGTTTTGGCAACTAGATGAATTAGAAAGAGTTAAAGCAACACTACCCGTGCGTAACTGGTCTGCACAGTATATGCAAAACCCTACATCAGAAGAAGGAGCAATATTAAAAAGAGACTGGTGGAAGCCTTGGAACAAAGACCATGTTCCACATTTACAACATGTTATACAAAGTTATGATACTGCATTCAGTGCAAGAGAGACTGCGGATTATTCTGCTATTACTACGTGGGGTATATTTACTCCAGAAGAAGGGGGTTCACCTAATTTAATATTACTAGACGCTATGAAAGGTAAATATGATTTTCCAGAATTAAAAGCTGTTGCGTTAGAACAATATAAATACTGGGAACCAGATTCTGTTATTATTGAAGCGAAATCTTCTGGTGAGCCTTTAACCCAAGAGTTTAGAAGAATGGGTATTCCTGTAATTCCTTTTACACCGTCTCGTGGAAAAGATAAACACAGTAGAGTAAATGCGTGTGCCCCTGTATTTGAATCAGGCGCCGTATGGTATCCAGACGGAGAACACTTTGCAGAAGAAGTTATTGAGGAATGTGCCTCTTTTCCACATGGAGAATATGATGACTATGTTGATAGTACTACGCAAGCTGTGTTAAGATACCGACAAGGTAACTTTATTGAGACAGGGTCCGATTGGAAAGACCCTATGGATAAAATACCAAAAGAATATAAATATTATTAAGACCCTTATGAAAAAATTAAAAGTTAAAAAAGCATCTTTAGGTACTATGAGTTTAGTAGGTATGGCTGCAGATAAACTTCTTAGTAATTCTGAATTAGCTAGAAGTATGACAAAAAATTTAGGAGTTGCTGGAAATCTTATTGGCAATTACTATGAGAAGAAAGCAAATAAAGATGCTAATCAACAATCAACGGGACAAGCCGTTACAAAAAAAGAAGGAGGCTCTATGAAAATGGTTAAAGCAGCTACAGGCGCATTAACTAAGTCTCAAAAGAAAATTAAAAAAGTTATGGGTGAATTTAAATCTGGAGTATTACATTCAGGTGGAAAAAAAGGACCCGTTGTAAAAAATCCTAAACAAGCAATTGCAATTGCATTATCTGAAGCTGGTAAATCTAAAATGAAAAAACGTGGCGGAGGTATAGCCGAAAGGGGAATGGGTTCTGCACTTAGAGGTGGTGGAGAAGCTATTGCTGGTATGGGTGCTGCACTTAAAGACGGTGGAAAAGTATTTGGTGGAAAAGAATCTTACGATGAAGAATTAGGAGAAGCTAAAGCAGTTGTTTCTAAAAAAATTTCACCTAAAGAATTTGTTAAAGGCGAAAAATCTGAAGGAGAAAAAACAGGAGAAAAAAATACTTCTAATATTGCTAAAAAAATAGCATCTGGAAAAATGTCTCCAAAACAATATGCTACAATGGAAACTTCTGAGCCAATGAAAAAACGTGGCGGAGGAATGGCTGAAAGAGGAATGGGACAAGCATTCTCTGAAGGTGGTTCTGTAAGAGGAATAGGCGCCGCGATCCGTGGCACAAGACCCGCTAAACTTTGCTAGGAGATTTATGACACAAAAAATTATTAATAAACAACAATTAAAAGAATTAGGTATTTCTGAAAACGTAACTGCAACTAAAGATTCAAGATCTGGAAAAATTTCTGTTGTATCAAAAGAAGACCCTTACACAAGCCGTAATGAATTCAAACCAGGATTCTACAATCAAAAAGATAAACCTCCTGTAGATTATAAAACTATGTATGGAGACAAAGGTAAACCTTCAGATCAATATACAGACGCAATGGGAAGTGTTGCACTACCAGAAGGTTTTGTTGAAGGCGGAATGTCTAGAGGACAAAAAGAAATTCAAGTAAAGAAAGTTCCATTCAAAGGAATATTTTAAATGAGCACAGCTGATTACACTAAAGATTTAGTAGGGCCAAGTGAAGATGGACCTTTCATACAAGGTATAACACCAGAAGTTGAAAAAACAGTAGAAGGATCAGACGGGTCTCAAGCAAGAGTTGAAAGAAATAAGATGGGTATAACAGCTCATACTAAAGCTGGGGATATTGGATTAACTCAAATTAAATCTAAAAGCTATAATCCTGGTTCGCCAGAGTTAGCACAATCTGATACGAAAGTTAACTATTCAAAAAATTTTGAAATAGGAGACAGTGGTAATTTAAATATTTATGGTAGCAAAGGAGTTAGTAAATCAGAATACTCTGGTTATGGAGAAAGTAAAAAATCACAAGGCACATTTAGTCTTGGTGCTAAATTTACACATAAATTTAATCACGGTGGAGAAATAGAAATAGGTAAAGGAAAAGATTACATCAAGGATTTAATCTAATGAGTTTTCTTGATGATATATTAAGTGTACCAGGAGATATTTTAGATAGTGCGTTTGGTAAAAAAAAATCAAACACAGTTAATCCTAATGCAATTCCTTTAGGAGGCCCAATAAATGATCCTAATAAAATTTTTAAAGAAGTGTTTGAACACAATACAGGACAAAATTCAACAGGACAAGCTTTATCTGGTAGACTAAATTTAAACCATGGTGGAGAAGTAGAGATTGGTAAAGGAAAAGATTATATTAAAGATTTACTATAATGCCTAGTAGATATACCCAATTATTACAATTATTAGAAGAAGCCAAAATGAAAGGCGATACAGATCAAATATCTGTTATAGAACAAGAACTTTATACCATGAAAAATAAGAAAGAAGGCGGAGAAATCAAGGTAAAAGGTGGCGGATATATTAACGATTTACTGTAAAGTATAGTTCTAATTATCATTGCATGTTAGAATAAACTTGTTATAACAACAAGGAGAAAAAATCATGGCAAAAAAATTAAACGATTTAGCTAAGATAGGTTTAGGTTTAGCTGCAGCATATGGAGCGTCTAAAGTTTTAGGACAAAAGAGCCCAATGGAAATTGCTCAGTTAGAAGGATCAGAAGCTGATCTTAATTCAATGGAAGGACCAGCAAAACAACAGATTCCATCTAGATCAGAACTAAATTCTAAATTTAATCAAATGGAAGGACCAGATCGTGCAGCATCAAGCGTTGCATCAACAATGAATCCCAAAACAGGTATGTATGGAGAACCAGGATCTATAGAAGGATTCTTTGCATCTGAAGCAGCAAGAAAAGCAAGAATTTCTGGCGGAGAATCTGGTATGAGTCCTAATAGTCCTAAAGCAAGACTAGCAAGATTAAGTCGTGCTAAAAAAGGTAAGATGATAAAAGCATCACACGGTGGAGAAGTACTTGCAAGAGGAAATAAATTAGCAAGAAGCAGACCTACAAAACTTTTTTAATGGCTGAAGTAGATAAGATTAATGAAGAACTTCCAACGGAAGACAACTCTATACCTGAAGAAGGAATAGAAGTTGTTCTTCCTGAAGAGGGAGGACAAACAGCAGAACAACCAATAGAAGAAAATTTTTACGGTAACCTTGCTGAGACTATGGACGACAGAGCATTAAGTCGTTTAGCATTAGATCTTATTTCAGATTATAAAAAAGATAGAGTATCAAGATTAGATTGGGAACAAACTTATGTTCAAGGTTTAGATCTATTAGGATTTAAATACCAAGATATGACTAGACCGTTTCAAGGAGCAACAGGAGTTACACATCCTATGCTTGCAGAATCAGTTACACAATTTCAAGCACAAGCTTATAAAGAATTATTACCAGCAGAAGGTCCAGTAAGAACTGAAGTAGTTGGATTAGAAACACCAGATATTTTGAGACAATCAGAAAGAGTTAAAGATTTCATGAACTATATGTTGATGGAAAAAATGGAAGAGTACACTCCAGACTTTGATCAATTATTATTTTACTTACCATTATCAGGATCTGCATTTAAAAAAATTTATTATGATGAAATATTACAACGAGCAGTATCTAAATTTATACCTGCTGATGATTTAGTAGTTCCATATTATGCAACTGATCTTAAAGATTGTGAACGTATTACTCACATTGTTAAGATGAGTGAAAACGATGTTATCAAATATCAAAAAGCTGGATTCTATGTAGATGTAGAATTAATTCCTAAACAACCAGAACAAACAGCTATACAACAAAAGTTATCTGAAATTGAAGGTGTAAAACCAAGCGGAGACACAGCCTATCAATATAATATTTTAGAAATGCATGTTGATTTAGATTTGAGTGAATATGAAACAACAGCAGACAAAGAAGAACGAAATGTTAAAATACCTTACATTGTAACTATTGATGAAGGTTCACAACAAGTTTTATCTGTTTATAGAAACTATTCACCAGAAGATCCATTAAAAGCAAGAAAAGAATATTTTGTACATTATAAATTTTTACCAGGTTTAGGATTTTATGGTTTTGGATTAATTCATATGATAGGTGGATTATCTAGAACCGCTACTTCTAGCTTAAGACAATTATTAGATGCAGGTACTCTTGCTAATTTACCAGCAGGATTCAAGAGCCGTGGAATTAGAATCAGGGATGATGATCAACCATTCCAACCAGGCGAATTCAGAGACGTAGATGCACCAGGTGGAAATATAAAAGACCAATTTCAAATACTACCCTTTAAAGAACCATCACAAACTTTATTTCAATTACTAGGGTTCGTGGTCCAAGCAGGTCAAAGATTTGCATCAATTGCAGATATGCAAGTTGGAGATGGTAATCAACAAGCAGCAGTAGGAACGACTATAGCGCTCTTGGAACGCGGCTCACGAGTTATGTCAGCTATTCATAAGAGATGTTACTACGCTATGAAACAAGAATTTAGAATTTTAGCAGGAGTATTCGCGGATTACTTACCAGCAGAATATCCATATGCAGTGTATGGGGCAGATAGAAATATTAAAGCAGTAGACTTTGATGGTAGAGTAGATGTTATTCCAGTTGCAGATCCAAGTATTTATTCAA